GTAACAGCGACAAAGTGAAGTGAAGGTGAACGCCTGAACTGGCAGACCCAGTTGTTCCAGCACCACCCACAGACTGACCAGACAGAACCTTTGTGCCAACCTTCAACGGTGACTGTTTGTTCAAATGGCAGTAACCAAAATAATGCTTACCAACTTTGAGAACAACAACCCAACCCAAAACATCAGACCACTTATTCAAAGTAATAACGCCATCACCAACAGCAGGCAAAGCAGTCCCAGCCCTAAAACCGTTATAGTCACAACCACGATGAGGGCCAAGACCCATACTCTTACGAGATGCCGAATGAGAACCAAACGGGTCAGCTACTTTAGGGAACGGCAACCGCCAGTTACTCACGGCAAAACCTGCATCAACATAGTAATAATCCCAGCAATACCAGACAACAACCCTGCGTAAGCAATCTTCTCAATCCAAGCAAGGCGTGCAATAGCCAACTGCACTTCTAAAACTTTGCCAGGCAACTCTTTATAGCCGTCAAGTTTGACCAACGCTTCGGTTAACATACGGTTGTTTTCTAGTTGCATTGCATACAGTTGGTTCATTGTGACTTTTGCTACAGCCTCTTCAGCCATTGTTATGCCTTAGCGTCTAACGCTTCAAGAAACTGGGCATACTCAGGATTAGCCTCGTCTGCTGGGAAACTCTTGAATGAGCCGTCACCGTTATCAATGATGATGTGCTTTTGTGTGCCGTCTATGCCAGCAACTTCGATTGTTTCATAAGTCATTTTTTATAGCTCCGCACTAAATCCGACATAGCCAGAAGTTGATTGAGTAATGATGTAATAAGTTCTGTATTGTGTAAGTCCAGAAGCAACCACTGCATCTAGACCGATGGTGCTTGTAGTTCTGCCTGATAGACCAAGTGATGTGATTGTGATGTTTCCACCAGCGACACCATCCCAAAGAGCAACAGATGAGTAATCGATTGATGTTGGTTTAACTCGCATAGTGGTTGGTATGTTCATTAGTGGGATTGCTAGTGTTCCAGATAATGATGGTCCTAGTCCCATAAACTCGCCTATGTTTACTGCTGAAGTTCTCCAGTAATACCTTTGGCACGCTGCCAACTCGGCTTGCACACTTGGTGCGTTGCATTTAAACGGTGTAGCAACCGAACCAGCCTCCAGTTGCACACCCCAAATGTCAAGGACAGAACCAGAAGCAGCAGCTTGTTGAAGATTAATTTGCAAACTATTAGAAGTGCCAATAGTTTTGCCAGAAATACTAGGAACGCTAATTGTGGTTGTATACCTAACCCATGAAGTAGTTAGCGTAAAAGTTGCCGCCAATGTTGTTGAACTAGCAGAACCACCAGTTCCAAAATTTTGTTTGTAGTTGGCTAATAGAGTTCTGGAACTATCAGCTTTGGCCCAAAATGAGAGAGTAGCGGTCTGTCCAGCAAAGGTTCTAACATCTTCAATACGGTTAGTAAACGGTCTGTAAACGGTAGTTGAGCCAACAGTAGTAATAGTCGAACGGGCATAGAACTGGCCTTCATACCCTGCAACAGGTGCGGTGCCAGGTGTAAAAGTTTGGCGAGTAATAGAGTAAGAAGTTGGGTTAGCATCGGCAAACTCCAGATTCCAACGGTCAGCACTAAAGACACCTGAGCCAGAACCAGGGTTAGTAAATGTTGTGCCTCGTTGCCAAATGTCAAAGGCACCGTTAATAACAGCGTTGCCCTGTGGGGCTAGGGTCCCAACATTAGTAGTAGTGACAAGGCCCTCCCAAGAAGAGCCGTTGTATTGCTGAGTTTCATTAATGTCATCAAGATACGACACCATACCCTCAGTAGCCGTGCCAATAGCAGTAGCACGAGCAGCCGAACTAGCAAACCGCATAACAGCCTGGTCAGCCAAATACCCCTGCACATTAGCTGCCGTTAAAACTTCACCAGCAGAAAAAACTTTGCGACCCAAACCAGCCATAACTTATCTCCTAAAATCCAAGGGCATTGCCCTCATCCAGTCTACCAAACCAAATGTCATCAAGCACAAAGAACGAAGTGTCCAAAGTAGCCAACCCCAAAGTCACCAAATGTGTTTCAACATCAACATCCTGATTAATAGCAATAATTTCCGCATACTTAACAATCGCAGGAGGCACATTAGAAGGCGTGAACACCACCTTAACAATGTCACCCAACTCCAAACCCAAAATCTTATCCTGATCAACAGGTGACAAATCCGCCAACTCAACCTGCATCGAATCAAAACGATACTCCGGTTGAGAATACTTAAACACCAAAAATACAGCCAAATCCTCAACTTGCTGATCAGTGTTCATTAACAAATCAGTGTAAGTGAGGTTAAAAATGCCATAACTAGCTTGCGAAGATTCATCAAGGGCCGTAGCAGTCGTAGTTGTAATTACAGACGAAATAACAACCTCATTCGCCAACTGTTCCGAACCATACACAATTTGCATATCACGATACCCAATACCAGTGCCATCATCAGCCAACACAATCGCATCAGCAGAAGTGGCAATAACAGACCTGTCCAAAAAGGTTGCGTCACCATTCTTAGCAATAAAAAACTTACCCAATTCAGTTTGTTCAACCAAACGCAAATACTGCAAAACATTAGTGTTATCAGCAATCACATCAGCACCCAAAGTAGTCACACCAGTATCAATGTTGCGACTCAGCTCAGGCCAATTAACAAAAGGGTCATCCAAAATCGCTGTGATACGCTCACCAGAAGTTTGCACAATCGCAGTGCCACCAGGCAAAGTCTGATTGTTTAACAACACAAACCCGTCAGAAGCAACAAAAGTGACCGTAGACTCACCCGTTACCGAATACTGCAAATTCCAGTCATCAATAACACCCTGATACTGCACAATGCCATTAGAACTGATACGCACATCGCGTTTAGGCACAATGTTGCCATAATACGGGCTGGCCTCAAAAGTGGGGTCAAAAGCACGATCATAATTGTTCAGTTGTACAACGGCTTCACCGGCTGAGAAAGTATCCAAGTCACGACTCTTGCCACGAGTAATCTCAATGCTTCGAACACGGCTACTAATGTCGTAATAAAAAGTTCCACTTAGAACATAAGTAACATTGTCTAATTTGCCTTTGACAGCATCATCAAGAACAAAAAATGACCCTGCTGTATCTGAAAGGTCAAAACCAACTTCAACAAGTTCTGTAGGCATCAGATAAACCTGTTCACTGTTCCGCCACCACCAGAAGAGGTTGCATACTTATTTACAATAGCCACAATGTCCTGACCTGTCTTTTTAGTATCAACACCAGCCGAAGCCTTCACAGTCAAATTTACCACAGTGTTATTAGAAACACCTGTGGCCGCTGAAGGGTTCATAGCAGTCCAATCAGACGCTGTAGAACGAATTTGTGACATAAGGCTCTTAGCCGTAGCCATCTCAGCAGCACCTTCAACAGCACCCAAACTTGTCAAACGACTACGCAAATTAGTCAACTTGTCAGCCAACTCTTTTTCAAGACCAGAAGTTCCAACAACCTGAGCAACCTGCTCAGTAGCTGCCCCAACCTCATAAGCAGGCATCTGAACACTGAAATTAGCCATTATGCCATTGAACGCAGTAATAAATGCGTTAGCCAAAACCTCAGCCGTAGAAACCAAAGCCTGTTCCTCAGCCAACAAACCAGCAACCAAAGCGCTACCGATTTCAGAACCAGCCGTCAACATAACCTCAGCGGTCTGTTCAGCCATGTCAGCACCAACAGCGTTCAACTCACCAAACAGGCTGTTCAGTTCGCCAACAGTGCCAGCGCCACCCTTGATAATCTCCTGAGCAGTAACCGAACCGGCCTCAACACCAGCGTCAACAATTTGCTTATACAGTTTCGGGTCAAGACCCAGGGCGCGGAGTTCGTTTAACTGGGTCGCAAACGCCTTAGTCCGAGCCACAATCTTCTGGAAACCAGAAACCATGTCCCCAGCACCAACAACCTCATCAACAGTCCTTGAAGTCGTTACCTTAAACCCATTGACCATTTTCTCAACAGTGCTTGTGACCTTGTTACTCTGCTGGTCAATCAAAGCATTAATGTTGCCAAACTCTGTAACAGCAGACCTGACTTCACCAATCAAAGCCTCAGCCAAAGACCGTTTTGCAACTAACTCATCCCGTTGCTTACCGATTTTAGCAAATACAGACTTCTCTTTATCCGCATAATCAGACAAAGACTTGGCCGCATCAGCAGTCAAAGTGCCTGAAGCCAAACCCTCCTTGATAGTGGTCGCAATGTTCGTAAACACCTCAACAGCCGACTGCTCAAACGCACCAAGAATACGGTCAGCGACAGCCAAAGGCTGCAATGCAGCAACAATGCCCTTTAAAGCGTCTTTATAATCTTTGAGAGTTTGCACTTGCTCGTCATAAGCGGCTTTTAATTTAGCATCGCGTTCAACAGCAGCGTCATAAAGTGCTTTAGCGGCCTTAGCAGCTTCTTCCTGAGCATCTTTAATCTCAGACAAACCAGCAGCAGTCTTGTTGAAAGTCTTTTGAAGTTCAGCAACACCCTTTTTGCCAGAACTATTTACCTTAGTAAACATCTTCATCCACTGGTCACCAGAACCAATAATAGACTGGATTAGGGCTTCAGACGCACCCAGGTTTGTTAGACGAAGTTTGGCAGACTGTTTAGAAACCTCATCAGCAAGATTTTTGTAATACTCAGCGACAGTATCAACAACTATCCGCTTATCTTCCTTCTTTTCCTCATCTTTTTTAACACCTGTTACTACACCAAGACGGTCTAATCTTTGACCACGAAGGCGACTTCGACTTGTAATGTTTGATTTTGCTGTAACCTCAGTTACTTTGCCTTTAACAGCGTCAATTAGACCAACAAACGCTGTCAAAGAAGGAATGTATACGGCTAAAACTCGTATCTGTTCTTCTAACCAACTGGTCATAGGGGCTTCATTAGTAAATTGAACAGCCTCAGCCAAATCATTGAAATAACCAACAAGGTCGTCAATACCACGACCCAAAGAATCAGTTAGTTCAACCAGGTAATCCAAAGCAACAGCAAGACCAACACCAAGTAGGCGAATAACAGGATCTAGTATTTCCAAAAGAATGTTAAAGATGTCAACAACACTATTTAGCAAACGACCCAAAGGTTCAATAATAGGTGTCAAATCTGTAATGGCATCCCCAACATGGCTGAATGTTTCAGCAAGTCGTGGCCCCAAATCTTCAAGGATTGGAGTTAATTGCCCCATCAAACCAGCAAGAGCAGGAGTTAATTCCTGACCAACAGTAGCCTGCATATTGTCAAAAACAGCATTAAGTTTTTTCTGTTCAACAAATAGGCTTCCGCTTTGAGCAGCAAAAGCACCTGCAGCATCTGCGGAACGCAAATACAACTGTTCCAAACGAACTTGCTGTTGAGCATTAAGTTTCTCTTGCCCTTCAAGATTACCCAAACCCTTAGCCAAAAGCAAAGAGTTAACTTCATCCTGCTTAAGAGCAACACCAAACTTCTCAATAGGGTCATACTCACCACGGAACAAAGCCGTCATAGCAGTCAACGCTTCAGAAGTGTCATACCCAAATGTTGTAGCTAAGTCTTGAGCAAGAACTGTAAGTTTTTCAGTTTCATCAGCAACATCAACCATTTCAAAACCGGCTTGTTTAAGCACCGATCCAAGAAATGTTGCAGTCCGAGCTGCGTCAGACTGACTGATACCCATTTTGTAAGCATTAGCACTGAATGTGGTCATTCGACCAGAAAGGCTACCGAAAACAGTTTCTAGGGCCGCTAGGTTTCGTTGTAAGTCTTTGGCTTGAGTAACTGATTCGTTAGCGAAGTTTATAGCGCCTTGTAACCCTTTAAAAGCAAAAGCGGCAACAGCTACTTGTGCGCCAACTTTGCTTAAAACGCTACCAAATCCAGTAAGGGAAGATTGTGCAGATTTAACACCAGCAGTATTAAATGTGGAAACAATCGGGAGAATAATTGCCATGATTAAGAAGCCCTAACTATTTCTGCATTGATTCTTTGTGACATAGATTCAATTAAATCTATCATTTTGGCATTTACTTGAGGCAGAGCTTTCTCAGCAGAAGGATAAACGATACGAGAAATGTCACGCTTTTTGACTTTAGTAGACTGCCTCAAAGCCTGAACCATTTTAGAACCTTGCCCATTAACCGTGTGCCTACGCTTACCAGTAGCAGAACGACTGTATTCATACTCACGAGTAACCTTGTTAGGGCCACGCCTATTAGCCATGTCAGCGATAGCCACAGCAGGCGAATCAACCCAAATACTAACAATGCCTTTACCCTTTTTATAAATCTTTGTATTTACCTGCAACCTGGTTTGCTTCACAGGCACATTGTTGCCACCCCAACTTGTGCGACCAGGTATAACTTTTGGTTTCATACCCCGAATAACATGACGACTAGAAATACCCTTTTTAACAGCGTTATCAACAGGGCGACCAATAACAAGAGCGTTCTTCTTGAACAATGCAATTGCTTTTGGCTCAATTTTACGAGTTTCCCGAAGCAAAAAACGCCAATCAGTAACAAGAATCTCGGTTTTATTACCCGTCTTGATACTAATGTTTTCTGTCATCACCCAACCAATCGTCACTACTATTCTACCTTGCCAAAAGCAAAGCCCCCTCTTTCGAGGGGGCAATGCTACTTAGCAGGCGCGTTACGGGCTACCATCCAACGATGCATAGTCCACAACATTCTTTCATCCAACAGCATTAACTCTCGCGGAGAAATACCAGTTTCGCAAGCTAGGCCAGCGACAAACCAATGTGCGGAAGATTCGCCTAAGCCACGGATTTTGGGTCTAGGTCACTAGCCCCAACTGTTTCAACCGTGTCAATCCACTCATCGAAAGTCAGAGCAGTGCTTTTAGTGCGGAACTCTGAACGATAAGCGAGAAACAAAAGGTGAGTCAGTTTAGTATCTTCGCCCAACTTCGTAACACTCAAGTTGAACTTGTCCTCAAAAGCCACAAGGTCGGATGCACCGCAAACGATTTCTTTAGGCTCTTTGGAGTTGGTGTATTCAATGCGTAGATTGATTTTCAATTTGTGTCCTTAGATTATGCGGTTGCTTTAGTAATCGGGCCAGAGGTAGGCCAGGTTACAGAAACGGTGCTTAGGTCGCCAACAGCACCAGTCACAGGTGACCAGTTGTTGACAAGAACAGTAGCGGTGTAAGCAGGAGTTGCTGACGAAGCAGCAGTTCCGTTACCACCGATGATTACTGCTGTAGCAATAGTGCCTACAAGTGGGTAAATCGTTGCTTCAACAGACGCTGCAGCATAGTCTTGGTGGAAATCAATCGAGATAGTTCCCGACTTTAGACCGCCAATAAGTTCAGTGTAACCCTGTGAACCAAAGTCAGTGACATCAACATCAGCGACAGTAGTTACAAGTTCAGCACGAGCGATTGAAGATGAGAGGTCAACACCATTAATGCTGACCTTGTTTCCTGTGACAACATACTTTGCCATAATTATTTCCTTCTAGCTTGCATACACTACTACCACAAATTCGGCAGCTAGGTATTGGTTTTCATTTGCAGAGATTGAGCCATACGAACTAATCTCAGTCACTCGACAGTCATTTGCAGCACCGCCAAGAGTCCTATCATATTCTATCGCCTGTTTCACCGATAGATTTCCCGAGCCAGCACAGTAAGCGTCTAACTTGTTTTGAGCCGAACGCTCATCTGCGCGACCAACAATTACTGTGACCGTGAACCTGAACTGGTCAAGGCCACGGTTCATAGCAATATCAAAAGTTACAGGTGTTGCATCAGGTTCGACAACAGCCACAGGAGGGTTAATGAGGTCTGGCACAGTGTTACCTACACGCAACCCACTGATACGAGCCAGGTTGGTAGCGATTCCTGCCCGAAGGTCAGTTATCGAAGCCATTAGGCGAAGTTCCTCATAGAACGGTAAGGATCAATGAGGTGTTGAACATCAGGGTCAAGGCGTGAACCAACACGCATCATTCCCATATCGCCAAAACCTGCAACACCCAAAGGGCTGTCCAAACGCTTGAAAATGCGTGAAGCCTGAAGGATAGAAGCCTGTCTGATACCCATTGGCACAGCGACCCAACCCCAAACGCCTGTGACGGTCACCAGAGCCTCCCCGACATAGTGAGGGAACAAGTAGTTGTTCACGGCACGAATGTTTGTATACGGGGTTGCAATGCCGTCAGCACGACCATTCAAAGGCTCTAGTTGGAAATCTGTGGAAGCCCAAACAGTAGGCGTATCAGTTGACTTGAACCTGGTAGCAACTTCAGAAATGCTTTGAGCATCTTCGATAACAGTGACGAAATCGTCTTGAGCTGCGAAAACTTTAGTGGCTGTGCCAGCGTTATAAAAATAACGGTTGGTGTAAGTGTCAATAAGTCGTGAGGCAGACTCGATAGCCATCTCCAAAAGAGAGTCATCAAGATTGTCAATAATTTTCAACGCAGCTTTGACCTCAGCAAGCGTGGAATAGCCATTGGTTATCACTGGCTTGGCCTCAATTCAAATAGTCTAACAAGTTGCTCTATACCTATTCTATTACTTCTTCCCCTATTACATTCACGACAACTGACAGATAGGTTATGTGGCTCAGATGTGCCGTATCTAGAAGCAGGTAATAGATGATCTAGTTCAATCAAGTTGTATTCGACAAATGTGTGGCATAAATAACAGATTTGTTTGTCGCGCTCAATTATTATTCTCCGCCTAGCAATAGTTAGGTGAGTAATGTCGCTGCTTCTGCGCTTAAACGCATAGTCCATACTTTTACAAGTTTTTGAACAATAGACGGCATCTATTCGCTTATTTACCAAACTAGTTGCACATCTAAAACATTTCTTATCGTTTATGTTGTTGCGTTTTATTTTGCTATTTTGGTATCTATAACCACATAGTCTTGAACAAGTCAACTGCCAAGCTCTATTGACTTCAAATCCTTCATTACAAAATGCGCATAATTGCCATGTAGTTTGATTTTTTTGATTTAGCACTTTAGACTGTGTCATATCGAACCTCCTAGTTCGGTCATGCCCCAGGATGTTGACGCATCGCTGGGGTTTTCTTATACAATAAGAATACTACGAAAGGGACACAATGGGAAATAAGAAGAAAATCAATGGTGTTGTTAGCGTCTGGTCTAACAGCCCGAATCAGCCGACAGGTTATGGTCAGCAGGCAGGTTACCTAGTTGACCGTTTAAAGCGTGATGGTGCAAATGTTGCAGCTATCAGCAATTATGGTCTTGAGGGGAACATTTCTGAATACAGGTCACCTTATGGTGATGTCGCTCACTATGGTCGTGGCTCTGACCCTTACAGCAACGATGTTGGCCCTATGCACCACGCTCATTGGAAATCCCAAAATGGGACTAAACCTGATTTGCTTATCACCCTTTACGATGTGTGGGTTTTGCAAGGTTCGGGTTGGGACAAGATTCCTATTGCTTCTTGGGTGCCGCTTGATCATGTGACTATGAATCCGTTGGTGGAGAAGTGGTTGCGTAAAGACAATGTGACCCCTATTGCTATGGCCCCAAATGGTGTGACTCAAATGGAGGCTAAGGGTATCGAGTGCGAGTATGTGCCTCACTCTATTGACACAAAGATTTTTAAACCTACTGCGTTGATTGATGGTCAGCCTGTCCGTGAGTTTATGGGCTTAACTGACCAGTTTGTTGTGGGTATGGTTGCAGCTAATAAAGCGTCTGGCTTAATTCACCGTAAAGCCTTCAGCGAGAACTTGTTGGCGTTTAGTGTGTTCCGTCAGAAGCACCCTGACGCTGTGTTGTATTTGCACACTGACCCGTTGGGTTCTTATGGTGGCTGGAATCTATTGAATGTGTTGCAGGCATTTAACATTCCCAAAGAGGCTGTTATCTTTCCCCCTTACATTGATTACAAGTATGGAATGTCACAGCAAAGTTTGGCA